GCTAATGCCTGAGATTGTTGGTACTCTCAAGCCTCCACGGTTGGCTTCTGCTCCATCTACTCCGGCACTTGGACAGCTGTATTTTGATACGACTTCGGGTACTCTAAGAACTTGGAATGGTACAGCCTGGGCTCCGCTTGGTCTTCCTGCGGATATTGTTGTAGCTGCTGCTACTCGTATTCTTGCAAATAAGTTGCTTGTTGGTGATGCGCAGCCTGCGTTTCGTATTATGGGTGATGGTACGATTGAATGGGGACCTGGTGGTGGAACAGCTCCTAATCTAAGTCTTTCTCGTTATGGATCATCCTCCCTTGCTTTTCTGGCAGGACTTGCTGTTCGTCACGATTGGGGTATTTGGACTGAAGGTTCTACACCAGCTGCATCGGCAGCATTTGCTCATTATGCTCCAGGATCGGATGCTCAACCTCGAGTTCAAATTGCTGGTGATGGTACGTTAAAATGGGGACCTGGTGGTGGAACGGTTCCTGATACAAATATTTATCGATATGCACCGGGATATCTAGCAACTGATGGTCAGCTTTATTTTAGAGGAGGAACGAACGCTTATCTTGCATTTGCGCGACCCGGAGAACAAGCTCGTTTTTTCATTGGTCCAGATGGAAATTTGAATTGGGGATCAGGAGCAGGAGCACAAGATGTAAATCTTTATCGTTATGCTGCTGATTTTCTTAAGACTGATGATAATTTAACTGTTATGGGTGCAATTACAATTGGTGGAGAATTTTATCGTAATGATGCAAAATTCTTTATTGATAGTGGTGGTGGACTTGCCTGGGGACCTGGTGATTGGTCTCGTGATGTAAGTCTTTATCGTGCTGCTGCTAATCTTCTTCAAACTGATGATGATTTTTATACTTCGTTAGCATTACGTGCTGCTGGTCGGGTAGTAGCTGCTGAGAATTTAGCTGGACAAGTTCGGATGGGTTGGAATACAGCTACTCCAATTATTGAATTTGGTACAGCAGCAGATGTAAATCTTTATCGAGCTGCTGCAAATCTTCTAAAAACTGATGACGCATTTCAAGTCGGTTTGGCTCAACCGTTGATTGTTAATAACGGCGGTTCTGCAGGAGTACCATCGGTTCAAGCAGAGCTTGCTTGGGCTGGTATGGATCGTGGATATCGTCATTGGATTGGGACAGCTCATGATGGTGGCGCTGCAATAAATAATTTTATTGATTTTAATATTTGGACACCTGCAGATAGTAGTGGAAGTACTATAGGTAGTAAGCGTGTTCTTCGACTTCGTGGCGATGGAGCACTAGTATTTGCTGATGGTACAGTACAGACAACTGCTGGTGGCGGTGGTGGCGTAGATTATGAAAATGATTGGAGTGCAGCCACAGCTTATATTCCTGGTGATGTAGTTCGTTATGGTGGCCAACATTGGATTGCTGTTAATCCTGGCACCAATCAAGTTCCTGGAGCAGCTGCTGACGCAGGATTTGGTACGGCATTTCCTACTACTCCTGTAGATGGAATGGAGTTTACTCTGGTAGATTCGTTGACTGCACCAACTTATGCTTGGCGTTTTCGTTATGTTGCCTCAATTACTGATGCTTATAAATGGGTATTTGTTGGTGGTTCTCCAATGCATGCCGAGGCAAGTGCATCTCAATCTACTACTTCTACAAGTTTCGTCGATCTTACTGGTGGACCGAGCCTTGTTTTGCCGCGCACGGGTATTTATGAAGTTGAATTTGGTGATTCACAGCAGACAAACCAGGACGGTACATCGGTGATTTCATCTGTTGCAGCAACAGGATTGTCTCCTAGTGATCAGCTTGCTATTTATACGGCTAGTGCTCCTCCTGTAAACGGCGCTCGTAGGTTTATCACAGCTGCAGCAATTAGTGGAACTTTGAAAATGCAATATCGTGTTACTGCTCAAACAGGTACTTATTTCAATCGTTGGCTTTCGGCTAGGCCGGTGAGAGTATCATGAGCGAGCCATTTTGGGTCCCACTTGGAGCTGCTCCAGCTCTTCCAAATTACATTGGTTCGACGGTTCTCGCTGCTCGAGCAACACAAATGGTCTTTGATCCGTTTCCAACTACATATCGAACTATTACTTGTTATATCTTTGGTTGGATCGCCCCCTCGACAAACGGTGATACTACGGTTATTACTTGGAAGCCGCGCCCTGATCCTGGAAATATGCATCAAGCTCTTTCGGGTAATGGTAGCCCAGCTCCGGTATGGACTCCAGGAGCAAATCCGGTTCCTTTGCAAACTGTTCAGTATCATTCAATTTATCAGAACTCTGCTCAAATGCAGGCGGAATTGGTCTTTATGCCTGGATGGAACGACGCTACAAAGCGTCATGCTATTCGTCAGGCATCGACGGCAATTATCGGTACTGCTGGTACAAATGCGGATGTCGGGTTGCTTCAAGGAATGATTCTTTCACCGGGTTCGGGTGGTAGCCAGACATTGAAGGCTATTACCGGTATCGAGGTTAATGCTGCTCGAAACTTTGAAGTTGGTTCTAGAATTGATGTCTTCGGGTCATAAGGAGAAATGATGCCTGTCGAGGAAAAGACTGTTCTAAATATTACATGCGATAATCCTGATTGTCCCGGTAATGAACTTGATGCCACTGATCGTACTGGTTGGATGTTTGTATCGAGTGAAGTATACGGTGAACCAAGTAGACAGCATGTTTTCTGTTCACCTTCCTGTGCTGGAACCGGAGTGGCAACACTTCCTCCTGAGGAACCTGAGATGCCAACTCCCCCGCCAGCACCTGAGGAATGACTGAGAATCATTACCAGGCCTATATAATTAAACGTCTGTACAAGATGCTTCCTGGTAATACCATAATCTTTAAAACGGATCCATCATATAATCAAGGGTTTCCAGATTTGATTATTCTTTGTGGTCCTTATTGGGCAGCAATAGAAGTTAAAAGATCTAGACAAGCACGATCACGTCCTAACCAATCATATTACATCGAGCAACTAAATGCTATGTCGTTTGCTGCGTTCATATATCCCGAAAACGAAGAGGAGGTTTTGAGTGCGCTTCAACAAGCATTTGAACCTCCAAGGCGAGCACGCGTTTCTTAGTCCTAGCCAATATCACTGGATTCATTATACGCCTGATCGATTATTGGAGCGTTGGACCGCAGCTCAAGCCGCTGCATATGGTACTGCGCAGCATGAGTATGCCCACAGAGAGATTGAAGAAGGAAGGCTCTCTGGTCTAGTTGGAACTATCGGATTGTATATTAACGATGCGATTCGATACAGGATGACGTGTGAACAGATTCTGTATTATTCTGAAAATTGTTTTGGTACTGCTGATACCATTTGCTTTCGCTATAATACTCTACGAATTCATGATCTGAAAACTGGAGTATATCCGGCATCGGTTCATCAACTTGAAGTGTATGCTGCACTGTTCTGTCTAGAGTATGATAAAGATCCATTCGATATTAAGATGGAATTGCGCATCTATCAAGATAATGAAGTTTCAGTATATGATGCTGATCCGGAGGATATTGTGTTTATTATGGATAGAATTCAAGAGTTCGACAAGGTAATCACTCATAAGAGATTGGAGGATGAGACGTGATTCGTACTGAAGAGCAACACCTCGCGCATTACGGCATCCTCCGTAAATCTGGCCGATATCCTTGGGGCTCTGGTAATACTCAGAACAAGCGCAATAAGGATTTTCTTGATATTACCAGGCAGTTGAAGAGAGAAGGAATGTCGGAAGCACAGATTGCCAAGATGCATGGCATTTCTGTTGCAGATCTTCGTGCTGCTCGATCGATTGCTGTTGATCAGCAAAGGCAGTCAAAGCGTCTTATGGCTCAGCGCTTGAAGGAAAAGGGTTTGTCAAACCCGGAGATCGGTAGGCGCATGGGTCTCAATGAATCTTCTGTTCGTTCTCTTCTTGCTCCTGGTAATAAAGATAAGGAAAGTGCTCTTCAGACCACAGCCAATATGCTCAGAAAGCAAGTTGATGAAAAGGGCATGGTGGATGTTGGTATTGGCGTAGAGAAAATGGTTGGCGTTACCGATACCAGGTTCAAGACAGCGCTTTCTGTTTTGAAAGAAGAAGGATACAAGGTTCATACCATTTATCAGCCACAGCTTAATATTCCGGGTAAGTTCACACCTACAAAAGTATTGACCAAGCCGGATATTAGTAAGTCTCACGTTGAAAGGAATCGACAAGATATTCGATTGATCAATGAGTATTCGGTCGATCATGGTCGAACTTTTCTAGGCATCCAGCCTCCTATCTCTATTAATCCAAGAAGAATAAAAGTTGTTTATGGAGATGAAGGTGGAGCCAAAGCTGATGGTATGATTTATGTTCGTCCTGGAGTGAAAGATCTTCAGCTTGGATCAAGTAGATACGGACAAGTTCGTATTATGGTCGACAATACGCATTATTTGAAGGGCATGGCTATTTACAAAGACGATCTTCCTGATGGCGTGGATCTAGTATTTAATACTAAGGCTCATAATACAGGTCGTAAGAAAGATGCCATGAAGGAATTGGAAAAGAATGCGGAAGGTAAAGTCGATCCTGATAATCCATTTGGTTCCATCATTCGTCAGGTACATGGACCGGATGGTAAAGTTATTTCCGCAATGAACTTGGTCGGTAGTCCTACTAAGGAAGGATCCGGCGAAGAAGGTCAATGGGATACATGGAGACGAGATCTTTCATCTCAGATGCTGTCAAAGCAAAGTCCAAAGCTTGCTCAGCAGCAATTGGATGTAACTCATGAACGTCGTCTTAGGGAATTTGCAGAGATTAATTCTCTTACACATCCCACGGTTAGAAAAGATCTTCTTATAAAGTTTGCAGATCAAACAGATTCAGCAGCTTCACATCTTAATGCAGCGTCACTTCCTCGAACTGCGAATAAAGTTCTACTTCCTATTACTTCTATGAAGCCTAATGAGATCTATGCGCCTACATTTCGTGATGGAGAGCGTGTAGCTCTTATTCGTCATCCTCATGGAGGAACTTTCGAGATTCCTGATTTGATTGTGAATAATCGTAATCGCGAAGCTCGTAAGATAATTGGTACTGGTGCTGCAGGTAGGAGTCACGATGCAGTGGGTATTCATCACAAAGTCGCAGAGCGTCTATCTGGCGCCGATTTTGATGGTGATACTGTTCTGGTTATTCCTCATAAGGGAACGGTAAAAAGTACCCCCGCCCTCGAAGGATTGAAGGGGTTTGATCCACAGGTCTACAAGATCCCTAAGGATTCTAAGATTCCTCCTATTACTTCTGCTCGGAAACAGCAAGAGATGGGGAATGTCTCTAATCTTATTACAGATATGACTCTTCGTGGTGCAAGTACTGACGAACTTTCTCGTGCGATCCGTCATTCAATGGTTGTTATCGATTCTGAAAAGCATCAGCTTGATTTCAAGCAATCTGAAAAAGATCACGGTATTATCGCTTTGAAGGAAGAGTATCAAGGTCGACACCCTGGTGGTCAATTGAAGGGTGCTACTACTCTAATTAGTAAAGCAGGAAGTACTGCGTATATACCGCAACGTGTACCAAGAGCTCAGAGTAGAGGCGGCCCGATTGATCCTGTTACAGGTAAGAAGGTATTTGAACAAACGGGTAAGATGATTCGAGTAACAAAGACTGTAACAGATCCGGCTACTGGTAGAAAGATCCGTGTGCCAACAGGTGAGGCAAAGCTAAGACTAGAAAGACATAGAAGACTAGACATAACTGATGATGCCCATGAGCTTTCTTCGGGTACGGTTATGGAAGGTATCTATGCTGATCATTCGAATAGATTGAAGGCTTTGGCTAATCAGGCAAGAAAAGAAGCGGTAGCTATTAAGAATCCAAAACAATCCCCCTCCGCTAAGAAAGTGTATGCCAATGAAGTGGAGTCTCTAAATGCTAAGCTAGATCTCGCTTTGAGAAACGCCCCCTATGAAAGAGCCGCCCAGCGTTATGCACAGGACCAGCTTTCTTTGAGGCGCCGGGATAATCCAGGTATGGAGAAGGATGAAGAAAAGAAGATCAGACAACAAGCATTGAATGAAGGAAGAAATCGTAGTGGTGCAGCAAAGACCAAGATCAAGATTACCCAATCCGAATGGGATGCCATCCAGGCAGGTGCTATTAGTCATAGTAAACTAGAGAAGATTCTTTACAATACCGAACCCGATTCTGTTAAGCGCCTGGCCATGCCTAAGACTACACCTAAGTTGACTGGTGCTAAGATGCGTCGAGCCCAGAGCATGTTGGCTTCAGGCTATACACAACAGGAAGTAGCAGATCATTTGGGTATTGGTCTGACCACACTCAAGGTAGGACTCAGTGAGTGAGGTGACACATGGCTGATACTAGTGAACCAACTGAGTACATGCTTACAACAGTAGACAATCCATTCGATCCATTCACAAGGTTTGATGAATGGTTAGAGTATGACATGCGAATGGGTTATCATACCTCCGCCTTCCTGGCACGCATAGCTAATGTTTCAAATGATTTGTCTGAGCCTGATCAGGCTTTAGCAATTCAGCAAGCAATCGATGAGATTGTTACTGAGAACGTCTCAGGAATGTGGAGAAAGGTTTCAAGAAATTCTGTAAAGAACCTAGATGTCTATTCTAATCTATGAGGTACTATGACTATAGGTACTGAGCAACTAGGAATCAGAATAACTAAAGGAAGACTAGACCGTCGCGGCAGGTACCATCCTAGGCAACCTTGTATTTTTCTTCTATGGAAAGGTAAGAGAAAAATTAATTAGAAAAAAAATAAAAAATTATTTTATAAAAATCTGGGAGGATTCCGATAGGGGGAGGGGGGTCAAAAATTTTAGGCCCCCCCTAGCAT